TTTTTTAATAATTTTCTTCCACGTTTGATGTTTTAAGCTATTATCGCAAATTGTATTTTCTAAATAATCCACTTCTACTATTTTTGGCCTAGAATTAATTTCTGCCATGATATCTGTAATATTTACTTCATGTAAAAAATTTAGCTTTTCCTCAATCATTTCGCACCATGATTTTATCATAATTGGCGTGGGCCAATAAATATACTTGGAGTTGGGATTTGCGCGAACTTCTTTTTTTCGCGCTTGCTCATCGATATAGATATAATCTGCATCTTGTGCTTGCGCCAGAATTTCTCGAATTGTTTTTGGCGTAGCTATGTCAGTAAAATCCGCGAAAACGCTGCCGACACAGTTTGACCCCAATGAAATTGCGCTCATGTAATTTTCCATCAATTTGCCACCGACAAAGCGTCTTAATTGTGTTGAATTAAAAAATTTTCGACACGGGTCAGCCACTTCATTTTTATTTTTTAACGCCGTTGTTGAGGCGATCATGGCAGCATATTTCATGAATGGGCCGTCTTTAACCGTTACATGAAAATCAGCAAGCTCTTTATGTCTTTTTTCGAAATTGCTTTTTAGTTTTTTTTCCGAATAATTTTCTAATTTTCTTATGTTGTTCATTTTTCACTCCACAGTAAAAATTACTTTGGTTCCTTTTTTTGAAGGTATTTTTTGATAGATGATTTGACCGTCATCTTTCGCGGTTTCTTTTTTGCCAGCTAGTTCATCCAGGCTGATTTCTAAATGATCAGCTATTTCAATAAACAGTTCAGCCTTCATTGGAACTTCTCCACGCTCATACCTTCGATATGAATGACCTTTAATATTTAACAGGTCAGCCAAGTCATTTGCGTTAAGTCCACGTTTTTCTCTTGCAGCTCGAATATTGTCTCCAAGTGATTTGTTACTTTTAGTCACACGATCCCCTCGTTTTTTTTCTTAATTTTGTAACGTACAAACATATATCACCATTGGTTACATAATTAAAGTAATATTTGTTGTTCACAGTGTTACCGAAAGTCACGTAAAATTGCGTTATGACACTACAGCAATGGATGACCAGCAAACAATTTACTCAAGAGCAAGTAGCAAACCTTCTTGGCGTATCAAGGCCGTATATATCTTTGCTGGTAAACAATAAACGCGAACCAAGTTTAAATCTTGTTCGACGGGTTCAGCTGGCATCGAACGGGGATGTTTCAGCCAGGGATTTAATTGATGGAAAGTATTTTTGAATTCAAAATACCTGGTAAACCCCAAGCGAAGGGCAGACCAAGAGTTAGTCGGCAAGGTCACGTTTATACGCCAAAAGCAACCAGAGTAGCGGAAGCACTCGTTAAATTCTACGGCATGACAGCCATTCGTAAACCCATTGAAGATCCACTTACAATGCGAATTAGGTTTGGTATGCCGATTCCAAAAGCTTTCAGCAAAAAGCAACGCCAGCTGATACAAAACGGGTTGCTGCATCATTGCAAAGTTCCAGATTTAGATAACCTGGCGAAGCTGGTTTTAGACGGTTTGAATGGTGTTGCTTACGTTGATGACAAACAGATTATCTCGCTTACAGCTGAAAAGTTCTATGCCGAAAGACCAGGCACAACGGTTGAGATTAGGGAGTGGGGTGAATGAATATTGGTTTGTATGATGTTGACAGCAAAATCCCGAATCTCGCTCTAATGAAAATTAGCGCATACCACAAATCATTTGGAGATGAGGTTGAATGGTATAATCCGTTGTGGCGAGATACCTATGATGAAATATACGCTTCGACGATCTTTAATTTTTCGGATAAATCACAACTAGACCCCAAGCGAATGAAGATTGGCGGGACGGGTTGGGATTACAGCACAGATTTACCGCCAGAAATAGATGCCTTACAACCTGACTATTCAATCTATAATTACCCTCACAATATCGGGTTTACAATGAGGGGCTGTCGTTTTCGCTGCAAATTTTGTGTTGTTCCACAAAAAGAGGGCAAGCCCTACGAAGAACATACGATTGACGAGATATGGCAGCAGCGAAGTAGTGATTTTGTTGTGCTATTGGATAACGATTTTTTTGGCAATCCGGTCTGGCAAAAACGCATTGATGAAATAAACAACCACAATTTAAAAGTATCGTTTAGCCAGGGATTAAACATTCGCATTATAACCGAAGAACAAGCAAAAGCTCTTGCATCGGTTCAATTTAGAAATTTGTCAGGAAAAAATAAACAAGTTCATTTTGCTTGGGATCAATTTGGCAAAGGGACTGAGAAGTTAATTGATGAGGGCATTGCTAGGTGCATTGAAGCTGGGATTCGCCCAAGGCAAATGGCCTTTTTTGTTTTGATTGGATTTAACACAACGCCAGAGCAAGACATGTATCGCGTCAAGAAGTTGGCTGACTATGGCTGTGATCCCTACGTAATGCCGTATGATAGAAAAGATTTATATCAAAAAAAATTTACTAGATGGGTCAATCATAAGGCCATTTTTAAATCAACAGGTTGGGAAGATTACAAAAAAAGTAGAACTAAAGTAGGCCACTCTGACGAACAACAGGCGATGGTGTACGAGTGATGGAGCCGATTGAATGCCCCTGGTGTGGCGAGTTTACAAGGCCAATGCCGATGAGAGCTCATTACGTTTGCGGGCGATGCTTTAGGCCATTGATGGATTGCTGTGATGGTGAAACAGCGTGTGAAGTACCGGAGAAAAAGAAAGAGAATGAATGAAGAAATCACCCACCTCGATCTCTGCAGCGGAATCGGAGGATTTGCCCTTGCCCTCGCAGACAGTGGACGAAGAACAGATCGAAATGTTCGCACCATCGCTTTCTGTGAGCCAGACAAGTTCTGCAAGCAAATCCTCAACAAGCACTGGCCTAACGTCCCCATCTACGACGATGTCAAAACCTTCCCGAAAGACTTCGGCAAAGTCGATGTCCTCACAGGCGGGTATCCATGTCAGCCCTTCAGTCAGGCTGGGCTCCGCAAAGGCACGGCAGATGACCGTCACATCTGGCCGTATATTATTGAAATTGTTAAGCAAACAAGACCCACTTTATGCGTTTTTGAAAACGTTGTTGGTCACATCAGCTTGGGAATCGACACGGTGCTACTTGACCTGGCAAATGAAGGTTACCATGCGTGGCCGATCATACTTGGAGCTGTCTCCAAAAACGCCTCGCACAGGAGACAACGAGTTTTTATCGTCTGCACCGAATTGGCCAACACCAAGGGCAGCGGATGTGGAGGGGGGAATAGTTCAGAACGTGGATTACGAGAACGGCAGCTTCAGTCGGAAGAACAAGGAAGGGGTGCGCTGGGGCGTGAAACTGAGGGATGCAGTTCACCATGCGGAGAACAAACCCAAAGGCCAGCTTTCAGCGGATTGGGTAGAACTTTTGATGGGTTATCCTCGTGGGTGGACGGGAATTGGGAACGAGGAGTGCCCAGAGTGACCCAAGGCCAGAAGGACAGAGCTAAAAGGCTCAAGGCGTTGGGCAATTCCATATGCCCCCAGGTATTATCTGAGATATTTACGGCAATTTTAGGGAGTGAATTGATATGATTACACATGATGAATTTATGATTTATTCGAAGATAGTTGAGAACGGTGGGGACATCAAAAGAAGCGTTTTAAAAGCGTATTGTGACGAGCAAAAGTTAGGTGATTTTGATGGTATTTTAGAACAGCTAAGTAAAGCTAAGCTTATTATAGCTTTATATAGCTATATAAGAGCTATAGATAGCTTAGCTAATAAAAGCTTCTTAAATACAAACAAAAATAATAATAAAAGCTATAAAGCTAAAGAAAGCTCTAAGCTTATTAAAGCTAGTGCAAAGATGGCAAATTTTAACTATCGATCTGTGGTTAAAGGAACATCAATGCGACCTAATAAACACCAAAAAGCAACCCAGAATCTCAGCCGACAGGATATTGGTGATTATTGGTTGGGTTTGATAGAAAAGAATGGGTAGGTTTGATATGGAAAACTTGCACGACATGGTGTTAGAAGCAGCTGAAACAGAGCGTAGAATGCCAGAGAAGCGTTTAGCAAAGATCAAGACGTTTTGGCCTGAGATAAAGGCTGAGTGGCTTGCTTATGCTCCAGCTGCAACAGTTACCAGGTTAGCTCATGCCAGCAGTGAACAGATCAGCCGGTATGATTGGTTGATGGATATTATGATGAGTTTAAGGACAGCTGATCGTAATATTATCTGGATGACAGCTCATTCAGCTGTGTTTCGTTTGAGAGGGCCAAACTGGTCTAAGTTGTCAAAGATCATGCATTTAGATCGTAGAATTGTGAAGAAAAAGTATACCGAAAGCTTGGTTAAACTGCATTATTTGATAGAAAAAAGCAGATAAATAAACTTTGTTGTAATTGTTTATTATTGGTTAGCATTAGTCCCATAAAAGGTTATTGACCGAAAGACCCGAAAAAGCACATAGTTTTTGTAAGCTAGGATGTACTTCACGCAAATCTCCCTTACCTGGCTTGAAATAAAACCTCAATACGACGAGCAGAGTTTCTCCCCTTGTTTCTCTGCTCGTTTTCTTTTTGGAGACAGAAATGCCAAAGGTTGGAAAGAAATCGTTTAGTTATACAAAAGCTGGGAAAGCAGCTGCTAAAAGTTATGCGAAAAAATCCGGAAAGTCATTGATGAAAGCAGTTAAGAGAAAATGAAGAGAAGTCCTAAAGTTGCTTGTACTAAGGCTGTTTTAAGGCTCGTTTGCGATGAATTAGCCCAGGGTAAGTCCTTGAAGTCAACTTGTGAAAGCAGTGATAAGTTTCCCAATTATAAGACGGTTTTAAAGGCTGTACAGCGTAAGGAAGAGTTCTTTGAGATGTATCAGAACGCTAGAGCAATTGGAGCTGAAGTGTTGGCTGATGAGATGTTTGAGCTGGCTAGAAAGCCGATTGAAATGGATGATAGAGCGATTGCAAACGCTGAAGTACAGCGTAGAAGGGTTGAGATCGATACGATGAAGTGGTGCTTTGCTAGAATGCAGCCCAAAGGTATTAGGAATCGACCAGAGGACACAGCTGCTGCTGACAATACGATTACGTTGACATGGGGAATGCAGCAACAGCCAGAAGAGAAGACGGCTACAGTGCTTAACTTGGTGAAGGATGACGTATCCTAGCTTGATTGCAGTGATAGCGTTGGGCTTTTGTGTTGTTGTTTGTGTGAGAGCTGTGATGTCTGGGATGTGGTGAGTGTGTGTTGAAGTCCCATGTATCAGCCAGTCAGCCTAAGTGATAGTTACGCGCAAGATGGCAGCCATATGCCTGAATAAATAAATGATTGGAACCCAGTTGGAACCCAAGCTTAATAAATGGCAGAGTTCTGCGGTCTGACGAGAGGTTATGTATGTATCTCCCCATATATTGGGGGAGAGCCTGGGGAATTTAGACCCCCCCGTACCCCCCGAATCCAGCCCGCCATTCCTATGTCTATTACACTAACCGGAGCTACAAACACTGTGACGTACGAATGCTTTACTATGCCACTTGCAGACGGCTCAATTGGCTTATGTGTGCTCTTCAGACATTTTGACTCTGAGGAAGCCGTACAAGACTTCATGGAGGAGTTTGCTGCATTGTTTGATCCTGATGGCGGTAAGCCAACGACATTGCACTGATGGACATTGTAATACCGTACACGCCTCGTGAGATGCAACAAGAGCTCCACCAGCTGATTGACAACAATCGCTTTACTGTAATTGTTTGTCATCGTCGCGCTGGTAAAACGGTCGCTGCTATTAATCACTTGCTGCGTGATGCTATTTTATGTCCGAAGCCTAGTCCTCGATATGCATATCTTGCTGCCACGTTTACCCAGGCGAAAAGAATAGCTTGGGATTATCTCAAGCAGTTTGCTGGTGAGATACCAGGCGTTAGGTTTAATGAGACTGAATTGAGATGTGATCTGCCCAATGGAGCCAGGATCATGCTGTTGTCTGCTGAGAATCCGGATGCTCTCAGGGGAATATACCTCGATGGGTGTGTAATGGATGAGGTGGCAATGATGCCAGAATCGGTATTTCCGATGGTACTCAGACCAGCACTTGCAGACCGAAGTGAGGAGGGTAATCCAAAAGCTGGGTACTGCTGTTTTTTAGGGACTCCAGCTGGGCATAATTTATTTTTTGATTATTGGAAACAAGCAGCGGAAACAGACGGATGGGATCGAGTGATGTTTAAGGCATCACAAACGCACATCTTACCTGAGAGCGAATTAGACGCAGCAAGAGTTGCTATGTCAGAGGATCAATATGAGCAAGAGTTTGAGTGCTCATTTGTTGCTAATACGCCTGGAGCCATATTCGGTAAGGAGCTGCAAGCCATCGAAGAAGCTGGTCAGGTGTGTCGCGTTCCGCACGATGAAACAAAGAAGGTCGATACCTGGTGGGATATCGGCATGGCTGATGCAACGTCAGTAATTTTTACACAAACGGTCGGCAATAGCTCTGTCAATGTTATTGATTATTTTGAAATGAGGGGTGAAGGCTTACCGTTTTACGCAAGAATGCTGGATCAGAAAGGATATTTGTATGGAACGCATAACGGGCCACATGATTTGGAAGTACGTGAGATGGGTACTGGGCGAAGCCGTCGTGAGATTGCTTATGATTTGGGTATTAATTTTAGAGTTATCCCAAAACTGCCTCTTGAAGATGGAATCCATGCTGCAAAAACTTTCATCAAGCGTTGTTATTTTGATTCAGAAGCTACGTCAGATTTGCTCGAAAAGTTAAGATTGTACCACCGAAAGTATGATGAGAAGAACCGGCAGTTTAGAACCTCTGTTGTCCACGACTTTACAAGTCACGCAGCCGATGCTTACAGAAGTTTGGCTGTGGGTTGGAAACCAAGATCAGATTTAAACGCACCGCAGCAACGCAGTGCAGACATGAGTTATAACCCTTTAGCGAGTACGTCATTATGAGTTTTTTAATGCCAAAAGCACCCAGTCCACCCCCAATGCCAGCTGTGCCTCCACCGGCTCCGATTGCACCGGTTGCAGCTGTAGATTCTAAGGAACAAGATACAACCAAAGAGCGTTTGAGAAGAAAGAAGGGCGTGTCATCTACAATTTTAACAGGGCCAAGAGGATTGCTACCAGAGCAGATGCCGGTATCAACTCCCCACCTTCTTGGTTCTCAACAATAGTTTTTAAATAGGAGTTTTTAAAATGGGCGGTACAGTTGCAAAAGTTGTTCGAAAAGTTACTGGTGCGCCAAAACCAGCACCAGAACCAAAAGTAGCTCCAAGGGCAGCTGTGGTTGAGCCGGTAAAGGTAAGCCCAAAAACGGCTGTTGGAGCTGGAACAGGGGGAGCTGGTGATGATGATGTATCAGCAAGCATGTTACGAAGACGAAGAGGAGCCAGAACCCAAACTGCAATGACAGCACCAGGCGGTGATCAATCCGCTGCGCCAGTAGCACGTAAAACTTTGCTAGGTGGCTATGCCTGATACAACAGATAATAAAGCGTTAATACTTTCCAGGCGAATCAAACGTCTTGAAAGTCAACGCTCAACGTGGGAATCCCATTGGCAAGAGGTCGCAGATTACATGCGTCCTCGAAAAGCTGACATAACCAAGAAGCGAACCCCTGGCGATAAACGGGCAGAACTTATATTTGACGGTACAGCAATTCACGCTGCGGAGCTTCTTGCTGCATCCCTACATGGAATGCTGACAAATTCATCAACAACTTGGTTTTCACTGAAGTTTAGAGATCGGGATCTGCAAGATGATGATCTGGCGAAAGAATGGCTGGAGAGCACTGAAGTTGTTATGTATGACGCATTTGCCAGGTCAAACTTTCAAGAGCAAATACATGAGCTCTATGATGATTTAATATTATTCGGTACTGGCGTAATGTTTATTGAAGCCGATGATATGAATGATATTCGGTTTTCTACACGGCATATATCTGAATGCTTTGTATCAGAAGATGAAAATGGTCGCGTTGATACAGTATTTAGACGTTTTAAAATGACCGCACAATCTGCTGTTAATAAATTTGAGAATATATCTGATAAGATTAAGAAGATTGCAGAGCGCGATCCTTATGATGAAGTCACAATTTCCCATGCTGTGTACCCACGAACAGAACGTGATACGATGAGGGGAACGGCAGACAACATGGCGTTTGCTAGTTGTTATTTTGATGAAGATGAAAAGATAACGCTGCATGAAGGCGGTTTCAGAGAGCTTCCATATTGTGTCCCAAGGTGGCTTAAAAGCTCGTTTGAACTTGGTTATGGCAGAAGTTGCGGAATGTCAGCTCTCAGTGATGTGAAAATGTTAAATAAATTTTCTGAAATCACAATAAGAGCAGCGCAAAAACAAGTTGATCCACCACTTATGGTTCCGGATGACGGGTTCATCGGCAATGTTCGCACCGTTCCTGGCGGTTTAAACTTTTATCGTTCTGGCACACGGGATCGTATTGAGCCCTTAAACATTGGCGCAAACAATCCGCTGGGTCTAAACATGGAAGAGCAGCGCAGACAAGCTATTCGATCTGCATTCTACGTTGACCAGCTGATCACCGGACAAGGGCCAACGATGACAGCTACGGAAGTCATCCAACGTACTGAAGAAAAAATGAGATTGCTTGGCCCCGTGCTAGGCCGTCTTCAGGCTGAATTACTTCAGCCTTTAATTAAACGTGTTTATAATCTTTTATCTTTGCGCCAGCAGCTGCCACAGACACCAGATTTTATGCAAGGCACAGATATTGAGATTGAATATGTTTCACCTCTTGCCCAAGCACAAAAGCATGGCGATGTTCAATCCGTTGTCCGACTTCTTGAAATGCTGCAACCATTGATGGGCATTAGTCCAGATATTATTGATTACATAGACAATGATGGATTAGCAAAACATGTTCTTAATATTCTGGGTGTGCCAGCAACGGTTGTTCGGGGCAGTGAAGAAATTGAAGACCTACGTGATGAGCGTCAAGTTCAGCAAATGGAGCAAGCGCAACAACAAAACCAAATGATGGAAGCTGAAGCAGCTGGTAAGGCTGCACCAGCACTGGCTGTTGCAAATGATGCAGCGCAACAAGAGATGGCTGAAATACCGGAAGACGCAGAACTTGAAGCGCAGATTGAGGAAGCAATATGACAACAGCTGATGATATTCGAGCATCATATAAAGCCATATTTGAATCCAATGACGGTAAAGTTGTTATGGATGATTTGGCAAAACGATTTCATGTGGCGTCACCAGTATTTTCTGAAGACCCTTATGAAACGGCATTCCGTGACGGGCAAAGGACTGTCGTATTATTCCTGAACCAACAATGTCAGGATCGTAAAGCCCAGGAGAAACAAACAGTAGGAGAATAATTTGGCAGAAGAACAGGTAGCGGAAGCGTCTGAAGAACAGGTAACGCAGCCGTCTGGTGAGACTGACCAGCAAGATTGGAGGGCATCACTGCCCGAAGATATTCGAGATAATCAAAGTTTAAGCACCATTCCCGATGTGGGAGCATTAGCAAAGAGTTACGTTAATGCACAATCAATGATTGGGGCAGACAAAATTGCTATACCAGGCAAGTGGGCAACTGACGAAGATTGGTCAGCTGTCTACGATAAGCTAGGCAGACCGGAAGCAGCTGATCAATATAATCTAAATGTTGGCGAAGATTCGGATGCTGATCTAGTTGGCTGGTATCAAAACACAGCACATGAAATTGGGCTAACACCTAATCAAGCGCAAAAACTATTTGATGCTTACAGTGAAATGTCTGGTGGACAGGTTGAAGTAAATGAAGCTGACCTGACAGCCAAGGCAATGGAAGCAGAAAAAGAGTTACGCCAGGAATATGGTCAAGCTTTTGACAGCAGAATAACAGCTGCAAATAATATGCTGGAGCAATTTGGCGGTAAAGGCATAACAGAAATAAAACTAGAGGACGGCACATTGCTTGGAGACAATGCCCAAGTCGTTAAAACATTAGTTGATGTTGCAAATTACATTCAAACTAATATTGGAGAAGATACGCTTGTTGGTGACAAAACATCTAATGTAATGACACCGGATGAAGCGCAAACACAGATTAATGATTTGATGCGCCAAGATGGGCCATACTGGGATAACAAACATCCGCAGCATGATCATTTTGTAAAAGAAGTATCGCGTCTTATGGAATACACGGTTCTCGAAGATGGATGATCGTGACTTTAGATTTAACGTATTAAAGCTAACTTTAGAGACAGCTGCCATAAACGGCATCAAAGAACCTTTAGAGTTAGCACAACGCAATTTAGAATGGTGCATGAAACCGATTGATAAGCCAAAAGCCCAATCGATAAAGCGTCAGACTAAATCAAAACAGGACAAGCGAGAGCCCCTGGAAAACTAAAACTGGGTCTACAATTCTGTAGGTAGCCTATTCATCTTTTTTTTAATCGCAACAAAGGAGGGTTCTCTTATGAGTACTCAAATTACTACTGCTTTTAGTCAGCAGTTTGCGACGAATATCCAGATGCTCTCACAGCAAAAGGGTTCGTTGCTTCGAAGTGCGGTTAGAGAGGAAAGTGTTACTGGTGAGAAAGCCTTTTTCGATCAAGTCGGTTCGGCTACAGCGACGAAAAAGGTATCGCGCCACTCTGAGCAAAATTGGAGCGTTAAGCTGCGAAGTTTAACTGAGAATCTGGTGAATTGTCTGGGAACCCCTAACGTAAAGTCGAGGGCAATCAGCAGCCAAGCCGTGTAAACGGAAGGTTCAACGACTATCCCGTGAGGGAGTAGGATCAAGCGATCCGAAGTGCCAGAAATCCCTAGTGGATTATGATATAGTCTCGACCGGCAAGAAACTGTCGGCAGCTGTTTTGTTATACAGCGGATAAAAGTTAGCGACTTTTATTGAAGAAATTTTGGATACTCCAATCTCTGACACACCCCATTCACGTAGAATGGTTACTATGGATCATTATGAATATGCTGATCTTATCGACGATGCCGATAAGGTTAGAATGCTTGTTGATCCAACATCGAGTTATGCTAATGCAGCTGCTTATGCAATAGGCCGTGCAATGGATGACGCGATAATAAGTGCAGCTCTAGGTACAGCCCTAACCGGTAAATCTGGAAGCACTTCAGTATCTGTCGCATCAGCACAACAAGTTGGCGTAGGTTCGCCAGCTGCTGGTTTAACAGTTGCTAAATTAGTTGAAGCCAAGAAAGCACTTGATGCAGCTGACGTTGATCCATCGATCAAGCGTTACATTGCAGTAAGTCCAGAGCAGATTGAAGATTTGTTAAATACGACTACGGTCACTAGCGCAGATTTCAATACTGTCCGTGCCTTAGTGTCTGGATCGGTTTCAAGCTTCATGGGGTTCGAATTTATTGTATCGAACCGATTAGAAGCATCTGCTGACCCATATCGCAAAGTATTTGCGTGGGCCGAAGATGGTATTTGCTTGGCTGTCGGTAAAGACCTTGTAACCCGTATTGAAGAACGTGCGGATAAATCTTTTTCAACTCAAGTTTTTGTTTCTGCTCAGTTTGGCGCAACAAGAATGGAAGAAGAAAAAGTTATCCAAATTCTTTGCAACGAATAGGAGGTATGAATTATGGCTAATGTAAATCAAACCCTCGCTTCTAACCATGTAGCAAGTCCACGAGTACACTCTCCAACCTACCAATTAGGCGGTCGGATGCGTGTTGCTTGTGGTACAATTGCACTCGTTGCCGGTGATCTATCGGCTGGCGATACAATTATGCTTGCTCCAGTTCCATCTAATGCGTCTGTTGTATCAATTAAGATTTTTAATGATGATCTTGATTCTGGTTCAACAGTTACGATGCATGTTGGATTGTACACAGCTGACGGTAATTCGACTGTTGTCGATATTGATGCCTATGCTAGTGCAACGACAGACTTACGTGCTGCTGTTCTTACCGGAACAGAAGTTGCGTTCGAAGCTCGTAATGTGAATAAGATGGGACAGCGAGTTTGGGAAGATGCTGGGGCAAGTTCTGACCCTGGTGGACACTACTTTGTAGGTTTGGAAACAGATGCAGCTGGTGATACAGCTGGTGATCTGTCTTTTCTTATTACCTATATTGTAGACTAACATTCGAAAAGTAATACCTGGTGTACTAACAGCCGTTGAAGCACAAGAATTATGCGCTCATAAAGGGCGTGTATCGTTTCAATTGCCGTTAGTTGCCAGGGTTACTAATTTACTTATTGCACAAACATTAAACGCTGTTGTTAGTGATCACAGTTATGCGATCATTGAAACTAAATCAGATGGTCATCACTGGCATTATGATACTGGTGACGGAAACCATATGCCTTGGTGTAAATATTCTTGCAGCGTACTTTTAACAAATGATTTTTCTGGTGGTTTATTTCAATTTGAAAGACCATTTGAAGAGCATTTGCATTATCTATCAGCATTAATTTATTCATCAGATCAGTTGCACCGTGTGACACCTCATATTGGTAAACGATCTGTATTACTTATTTTCTTAGGCGGTAAAGATGACAAGCATAGTTGATATTTGTAATTCAGCATTGAACATGATTGGTGCAACAAACATTATTGCGCTTACAGAAGACAGTAAATCAGCCAGGGTATGCAATCAGCGATTTGCAAACGTAAGGGATGCTGTGATGAGAGCCCACCCTTGGAACTGTTTAATCACAAGAACGTCTCTAGCATCAGATTCTGAATCACCGCCATTTAGCTTTGCGTATCAATACACACTTCCGACAGATCCATATTGCCTACGAGTTCTTCATCTTGATTACCATGACATTGATTTTAAAGTTGAGGGACGTAAGATAATGACTGATGAAGGCACACTTAATCTTGTTTATTTAGCGAGAGTTGAAGATCCAAATGAATATGACATGTTGCTGGTTGAAGCGATTGCAGCCAGACTAGCAGCTGACATATCTTACAACTTAGCTAACAGTTCATCTCTCACGCCAACAATGTGGCAACTGTATTCAGAGAAGCTATCAGAAGCACGATTTGTTGATGCGTCTGAAGGTACTCCAGCTGTGTTAAATGACGGTGTGGCAGCGTCTGGAGCTCTGCAAAGCGATGTTCTTATTAATAGTCGGTACTAAAAATGGCTAAAGCCACCTACGCATTTTCAAACTGGACATCCGGTGTTCTTAGCCCAAGATTGGGGGGCAGAACCGATATTGCGAAGTATTATAATGGATGCTCAACATTAGAGAATTTTTTAGTTCACCCTCATGGTGGTGCAACACGCAGACCAGGCACACGCTTTATTGCGGAAGTAAAATCAAGTGCAGCGCAATGCCGGTTAATACCGTTTCAGTTTAATGTCGAACAAGCTTACGTGCTAGAGTTTGGTAATAATTACTTTCGAGTTTATAAAGATGGTGGGCAAGTTGTAAGTGGCAGCCCGTCAGCTGCTGTTGAAGTTACGACGACTTATACAACATCACAATTATCCCAACTTAAATTCGCTCAATCAGCTGATGTTATGTATGTTGTTCATCCGTCACATCCAGTTCGCAAAATTAGCAGAACAAGTCATACAGCCTGGACAATAGCAGATGTTGATTTCAAACGTGGCCCGTTTTTAGATGAAAACACAACTGACGTAACATTATTAGCAAATGGTCGCACTGGCACAGGGGTGACAATTACAGCGTCAAATGTATCAGCTGTTAATGGGGGAGATGGTTTTACAGCAAATGATATTGGCAGATTAATTAAATTACATGATGGTTATGTAAAAATAACTTCTATAAATTCAACAACTGTTGCTGTTGCAACGGTGCAAGAAAACGATAACTTTGTTGCTGAACTAACACCTAGTTATGCATCTAACACCATCAGTTTTAAAGAAGGCGATCCGTCATCAACTAACCTTGAACATAATGACAGAATTGTTGACAGTGATAAAAAGTTTTTAGAGCAAGGTTTTAAAACAGGCAGTAAGATAACGGTTACTGGTGCTGGTACATCAGGCAATAATGCGACATATCTGTTAGTAAAGGTAACGGAAGACACATTGTTATTAAGTCCATCAGATGATGTTGCGGATGAAGGCGCAAGTAATACAATAACAATTTCTGGAACACTTGAAGCTCATACAAACTGGTCACTTGGTGCATTCTCAATCGTCACGGGCTTTCCAGCTGCTGTTGCATTTTATGAGCAACGCTTGGTATTTGCTGGAACATCGACGCAACCGCAAACATTGTTCTTTTCTGTTGGCGGTGATTTTGAAAACTTTAATGCTGGCACAGATCCTGACTCAGCGTTGACATATACAATTGGTTCAAACTTTGTAAATGTCATACGATACCTGGCAAGCTCCAGAACTTTGATTGTTGGAACAAGTGGCGGTGAACATGCTGTAAGGGCTGGTGTGGCTGATGAAGCACTAACACCTACTAATGCTCAAATAAAGCAGCAATCAGTATTTGGCTCTGCTGATGTGCAGCCGGTGCAAGTTGGTAATACAAGTTTATTTTTACATAGAGCCCTTAGAAAAATACGTGAACTTGTTTATAGCTATGATACTGACAGTTATGTCGCGCCTGATTTAACAATACTTGCAGAACATGTGACCGAATCTGGTCTGACTGAAATGGCTTACCAGCAAGAGCCAGATTCTGTTATCTGGTGTGTTCGTGAAGACGGGCGTTTAGCGTGTTTAACCTATAGAAGAGAAGAACAAGTTGTGGCCTGGCACACACATGCGATTGGCGGTATTAGTGGTAATTGCACAGTTACAGTAACTGATTTCGCAAATATTGCTGTAGGAACTAAGTTAGAATTTACAAAGTCAGACGGAACAACAGTCACATTTACATCTGAAGAATCTGGTGGATCAGACCCAGCTGATACTTCTTTAGGCTTTAGGCCAAACGAAAGTAATGACACAACTGCTGACAATATTTTTACGAGGATAAACGCACACGCTGATTTTACTGTAGCTAATCCAGCTGCAAATGTTGTGACTATTTACGAGACTACACGAGCTGGCGTTGGTTTTCTTTCAGTTAAATCAACTGATAAAATACGACTTACAACAACAGACCAGGCTGTTGCAAAAGTTGAAAGCGTTGCAGTTATGCCAGCTGCCAATGAAGATGAAGTTTGGGTTATTGTTAATAGAACTATTGGCGGTGCAACAAAAAGATATGTTGAGCAATTGAAGAATTTCGATTTTGGTGAAGACATAGAAGATGCATTTTACGTTGATAGTGGTTTATCTTATGACGGAGCAGCTGCTACCAGTTTGAGTTCTATTAGTCATTTGGAAGGTGAGCACGTATCTATCCTGGCTAATGGCGCAACACATGGATCTAAAACAGTGTCATCCGCTGCTGTATCATTAGATCGATCCGCAACAAAAGCACACGTTGGATTACCATATCATTCAACTTTGCAGACAATGAGATTAGAGGCTGGCTCAACCGATGGCACAGCGCAAGGTAAGGTCAAAAGGATTGATGAAGTTACCGTTCGATTATTTAGAACAGTTAATGCCCTTGTGGGTGGTGATACGACAACGCTTGATCGTATTTCATTTAGATCAGGGGCTGATGCTATGGATGTCGCTATTCCGCTATTTACGGGAGACAAAGAAATAGAAATGCCATCTGGTTTTGACCAAGACGCATTTGTGGTTGTTCAGCAAGATTTACCGCTGCCAATGACATTGCTGGCAATTTTTGCAAGAGTTACGACATTTGATTAATGAAATTAATTGATTTCATTCCAGATCATGCAGTTGAATTACAAACTCATTTAACTGATGGGGATGTACGAAAAGATTCCGCATATATTGAAGAAATAGCAAATCATAAGAGTAATTGGTCACTTACAGATAATGGTCATTTAATATTTTCATCTGGCGTTTACCCATTATGGGATGGTGTTGGCGAAGCATGGTTTCTACCGGCTTTAACTCTTACAAAGAATAAATTGTCTGCAATAAAGATTATACGAAAAAAGCTTGAAGAGTTATCTAATGAGTTTGGTTTTAGACGCATACAAGCAACATGTGATGCAGAGATAGAACGAGATATTAGGTTTGCTAAGTTTTTTGGATTCCAATCAGAAGGCCGTCTTAGGCGGTATGGTTTAGAAGGTCAGGATTATATAATGATGGCGAGGTTATTTTAATGGGTTTTTTAATGTCAGGCGCAGCTGGCGCAGCAGAACAAGCAGCGTATGAATATAACGCGAAAATAAGAGAGAGAAATGCAAAGGCATTGGAACAAGAAGCTGAAGCGCAGCTGTTTGGTGCAGAGTGGGAAATTTCAGATTTCCGTGAAGATTTTCAAAAATTAAATAAAGCAACATCCCAGGCTTTTAGATCAAATGGATGGGTAGCTGAAGGTGGTACGCCATATCTAGTTGCAATTGAAAATGCAGCAGAAGCAGATGAAGAAGTGCAGCTAAAAAGATGGCAAGCTCTTACAGGCGCACAAGCTACGAGAGAGCGTGGCGTCAATGAAAGATTAAGTGCTGACCTAGATCGTATGTATGGCGGTATTGCAAGACAACGAGCAAAACAGCAACAGATGCAAGGAATGTTAGGCTTAGCAAAAACTGCTGGCTCAATTTATTTAATGGCGTAACAAATGGCAAAAGTTCCAACATATAAAAGACAAACAGCACCTGTTAAATCAGCTGGTCAAACTATGCTAAATGCGTTTGCAAATCCACAAAATGTTAGCAGTGGTATTCGCGCAGCGCAAAATACACTTAACCAGGTGACGGATATTGGCATGAAGTTTTTTGAGTATGAGCTCAAACAAAGTCGTGCAACGGCACAAGCTGAAAAAGATGCAGAATTTGAAAAGTGGATTTTACAAACTCAAGATAATATTGTTTCAGGTAAATTATCAACAACAACAAAACGTACTATTGTTCAAGACCCAGAGTTAAGAATAAGCCGTCCAAAAACTATTGTTACTCAAGATAATCCTTTAACGGCACTAAAAAAGATTCAGAAATCATCGAAGGCTGAAATTAGGCGTCTTGCTAGTTCAATATCTGATCCCGTAGCGAGAAGGCGTTTTATTACATCTGCAAATAAAAGACTTACAGATGTATCCCCTGGCATCAATAAAGCACTTAGAGTGCGATATAATGATCATGCAATATCTGTTGCAGACATCACATTAAGTAATCTTATTAAAAGAAGTGTAGCTGAAACAGAGCCACAACGTGTAAAAACAAAAATAGAAATTACAAATCATAATTTAGCCCTTGCTGAACAAGGTTCTATTACTCAAGTCCAGGCGGTTTCACGCACATTAAAATCTTTAAGTGACGTAGACAGCGGAGCTGTTGAGCAAAAAACGTTTGAGGCTTTAAATTCAAAAGAGCCAGAAATTGCATTGGCTAATTTAATTAAAGAGGTTGCTGACAAAAATAATTATACTGATTTGTTACCACGAGCACGAGCAAGATTAAGCACAAGTTTGGTTCAAAAAAGAGACAGTTATGAAAGAGCAGCAGAAGGTCAAATAAGACGAAATTTAGCAGATACTAAAAAAGCAGAAAAAGAAAAAGCAAAAAAAATAAAGTCTAAAGTCTACGGGCAAATAACTGATTATTGGAAAAGCATTGGTAAAGGCCAAGAAATTGAAAGACCTTACACGTCAGATCAATTGCGCGATATGGAGACTGAGGGAAAGTTACCGTATGGTGCAGCAAAAACATTGATTGAATTTTCAGAAAATGAGGGTAAAGAGCAAAATATTGCAAAAGTAAGTGATTATAAACGACAAATTGCTGATGCAATTACAGACCAAGAGCTTGAAAATATAAGGACAGAAATAGAGCAATCAGAAGAAGACAATGAAATTTCCCCACGATCTTTAAATAAATTAGATTCATTAATTACACGAATGCAAAACCAAGACAAAACACCAGAAGGACAAAATGATAAGAAATATTTATCGCGAATAAAAAGTGTTTTTTCGGGTAGAGATCGTTTCATGGTTAAAGACACAAGTCGTGATATTTTAATGAGCGATGCTGACGGACAAGAAATGTACAATGATTTGAGAGAGAGTGGTATGCGCCCTTACGAAGCGTATGTTGAAACAATTACCGAAGGTTTGGCAAAAGACGAAAAGTTTATGCAAAAAGTTTTAGGTAGTGTTCCATCAGAATTTCGTCAAAAGTTTATGCGAACATCTGGAAGAATGCTTGGGGCTAAAAGATGGAAAGAATCTATGGTATCTGACATGGAAACCAAATGGGAAAACTCACTTAAAAACCGTGATCGAACAAGTTTAAAGCTGGGGCTGGATCAGGTTTCTGGAATGACTAGAAAAGATCGTCTTTCCGTTAGGTCGTTGTATCGCACAGAGGTCGCAATAAGAGCAATTAGAGAATACATCGAAAATAGACCGAAAAAAACACCGGAGAAAGAAAAGTGAGAGATCCATTATTTTTCGAGCCTATTGAACAGCCAGAAAACCGAAGCATTACTGACAGTTTATTACAAAATATTACAGACGCATCGTTGGATAAAGAAGCGTTTATGAATAGCGAAACTGCACAAATGCTTGGACAGCCAGACGCTGAAGGCAACATACACGATGTTGAGTATCTGTATGACAATGATTTACCACCTAGCTTGGTGTATGCTGATGCATCAGACGGCAAAGTAATGACGGATGCTGGCGGTGTGCCAGAGGGTAAAAAGCCAGAAGTTAAAGCACCAGAAGTCAAAGCACCAAATCCAGCTGACACTGATCAAGTAATGCCAAGAAGTGATGCACAAAATGTTTTGGCAACGGGCAATCTTTTTTCATGGCCTAAAAAAGAAGATGTTGAACCTGTAGACAACAATACTTTACCTTGGCACAAAAAATCCACGAGTGAGCATACGCTTGTGTATGGTGATGAAAACGGACGGGCTAAAGATACACCAGCTGAAGCACATCTAGCTTTTAGTCGTATTTTATATGAGTATGCTAATCGCGTAAATATGACGCCTGGAGAATTAGATGGCGGTGATATTAGTAAAATACGGGCTCAGAGATTAGACTTTGAAAAACAAAGATTAGCGGAAGCAAAAAATGAATCTGATGATAAGGTCGCATTGTGGGGTCATCGATATGCTGGACAGCTAGAGCATGGTTTTACGTCATCAATTTTAAATGTAAGTAAGTTTGCGGATATGCCAACAGATGTTCAAATGGCAACAATAAATCTGTTAAATCTCAGAAAGAATAAAAATGATGATGTTGATTGGGATGGTGTTCTTAGAGCTACGGTGTTTGATCCATTAAACTTAGTTGGTTTAACGTCTTTAAAAATATTCTCTGCACCCTTTAGTGGAGTTAAATCATATACCGGAAAAAAAATTTTGGACGGAATGATTAACACTGCACGTCGAGGAAAGCTACTAATAGCAATGGGAACGGAAGGCAATATATACGCAGCATCTTCTGAAATGATGGAGCAGTATCGCCTTATAGAATCTGGAGCACAAAAAGAATATGACTGGGGAAAGATTGCACTAGCTGGAGCAGTAGGAACAGGGCTTGGTGTTGGGTTAGGTTCAGCACCAGCTGCTGCACGAGCATTCAACAGAGCAGCTGAAAATATGGCTGCAAACCCAAGCACATTACGAATGGGCGTTGGGCCAACTGATAATGATATAAGGCTAACTAAAGGAGATACGTCTGTTATTAAAATAAGCAGCGGTGGAGACAAAACTAAAGAAAGATTAGCTTCTGATACTATTAGAAATTTACGGTCAACTTATCCTACAAGTGATGGATGGGACAAATTTGAAATTACAGGTGGTAGCTTTAAAGAAAATAAAAAAGGCGAATTAATTTTTAAACCAAAATTTAAACAACCAGCTTACGCATTTCACAAACCTAAAGGTAAGAAAAAATATGTTGAGCATGTTAGCGAAATTTCAACCAAAATGGTTAATGACATAAATGCGGTTGTTGCTAGAGCGGAGTCGGGTGATGAAGCTGCACAAGAAATTATCGCCCAGGCTAGATGGTATAGAGATACTTCGGTAAAGTTACGTAAACAATTTGGAGGTTTAGGTGATTTGTTTGCAGATTTAATGGGGGCAACATCAGCACAAACTAACGTGCGTCAAAATATGGAAAACGCATTAATTGTTTTACAACGATTTTCGCGTGGTGAATTTGATAAAGAGATCCAGGCATATTCTGCGAGAAAAGATTCTGGTGAATCAATGGGCAGTAAAGATTTGCACCCATTGTTTAAAGAAGGCAAATTTCCGCTAATTACAAAAGCAACTGGTGAACTATTCAACGCAAATAGCCCAGCTGCTACAGAAGCTTTGTTAGGGCTTTTTCGTAATGTAAAAACAGGAAAAGCACCAAAGACATTAAATTTTGCTAAAAATGTTTTGAATATTGGCGATGAAGCGACAATTGATGTTTGGGCTGCGCGATATCTCCGTGATTTGACTGGACAACCTCGAATAATACCAGCAGCGGAAAAAGCTGTGGCTGGTAAACATTTAGTTGGTTCAACATTTGAAAATTCTAAAGTTGGAAGTGAATTTAAATTTGGACAAGATGTTTTTCAAAAAGTAAGTGAACAAATTAATGCAGATGGTTCAATTAATAAATTAGACCCCACACTTGGTGACCTGACTCCAAAAGACTTACAAGCTGTTGCTTGGTTTATGGAAAAAGAAAAATGGGGGAATATGGGTTTTACTGACATTGGTGGAAGTGCCAGCGATGAACTAGCTTTAGCTGGATCAAAAAACCAAGACCGTATATCAGAATTACGGGACATAATGGGACAAGCAAAATATTCAGCAGCTGAAAAAGAAGCAGCTGAAACAGAACTAAGAACACTCGAAGCTCCGCTTGAAAGAACAGTTTTAGGAGTGTCACCAGAACGAGAAGGCAAAGTACCAACAAATATTGTTATGGCAGAAACAGCATCTGCATTAGATGCGCCAATACGAAACCAGGATGCAGCAATTGGTTATCAATTAAATAACAGTTATGGAAGATTTAGATTTCCTGGTGACGATGGTGAAATGATTGATGTAACAGAGCGATCATTAAATGCTGAAATAGTGGCAAGAGAAGATTTTGATCCAGAGCCAGTATTTAAAGCTCTTGTAGATACCGCAAAAAAATACGATCAAGATTCGGTTTTTATGGCAAAAGTTGTTGATAAGACAACGCCAAATGCAAGACCTGGAACAGAATTGTTTTTCAAACGTAGAATGCCAGAAAATTTTGCAGAAGGCGTTGTTGCAGATTTGCGTAACCTTGGGGTTGACGGTTTTACTTTTATTACTGACGCAAGACAATCGGACAGGGTTGACGTACAATCGCTTGCTAATCCACAAGCAACAACAGGCACAGCTGGGCTTACTGGAGTGCGTTGGTTATATGTACCAGAATACGATCCTAAGTGGCCCTTAAATGGCACACCTGATGAACAAGCAAAATATTTAATAACTGTTGAGGATAAATTTCACGACATAATGTTAGAAACATTAACTAAATATTCGGATGACATTGCTACAGGTAATGTGTTACACTTTGACGTTCGCACAGCTAACAAACCCGAAGGGGGATGGAAATGAGTAGTCTTGAAGAGCAGTTAGAAAGATGCATTAAACGACAAGGTGAAAACTCACCTGTTGTCCAAATGCTGCGAAATCAAATTTCATCTGAGAAAAGAGGTGTACTAGCAGATCGTGATAGGCAGCTTATTGTCACTGGAGCTAAACCACCAGCCTAAATTATAATATAATATTGGTTAACCTAACCCACCTATACGGTGGGTTTTTTATTGGAAAATTGAATGGCTATAGAAGATTACATCCCACCAGAAAACCGAGAACCATTGAACGTCACGCCTGACTTGTTTGCTGAAATGGAAGAGAAAAAAGCACCAAACGAGGAATTTGATGTTGCTATGGCTGGTGTTATGAAAGGTAGCCGACAAGTTCTGCCGAATGTAAATAAGCCAATAAAAGGCCAAGGCAAAATATTAATGGAAGGCCAACGCCTTATAAATGAAAAACGAAAAAAAGAAGAAGAGTTGAAAGACACACTTCAAGTCGTACCTCTTGAAGACGATGTTACGGTTTTACCAAATTTAAAAATAAACAAACGATACCAGGTACGACAAACACAACAAACTCCAGCTGTCTATGAAGCAATTGATACTGGAACAGACGGTGATCCAATTGTGCTAGGCACGTTTACCGGACGTGGTGCAAAAGGAAAAGCAGAGCAATTATTAAAAGATCAATATACTAAAAAGCCTGATCCTGTGGAAATTCCACCAGAAGAAGCAGAAATACCAGAAGTACCAGCTGGGACAAATGATACGACCATAGAGGGTGACTTAGGTGTTAGCCCAATTATCCAATTGGAAAAGCAAGACCAGACAGCCTACAAGGAAAGATTAATAACCGGCAATGAAGACCTAGATATTTTTATGCAAGATGTGCGTGATTCTAGTGACGTTTTGAAAGACGGAATGTTAGGGCGTATTCGTGCTGTTGGAACAAGAAATGGAGAGGTAAGTTACGATAATGTAAAAGTACCGGATGAGGGGGACGTTTATCGCACAATTCAAAATACAGTTAGTTTAGTTGAGAAAAAACTTGAGAAATTATCTCCAGAAGAATTAAAAACTATATCACTCGAAGAACAGCGCAAGATGGCTGATTTGGTTGGATCAACACCTAAAAAGATGAGGGATCTGGCAAAAACATTTTTATCTGGAAAAATTCAAATTGATTTGAGCAAGCCTGGTTCATTACCGGCATTAATGATTGCCGGCAAAGAAATGGTTGTCAGTGAAATTGCTGCGCTAGATAGAATTGTTAATACTGCATTTAAAAGAACGGACGCAGACGGTGCTATTGTTGGCCCATCAGATCGGGACAAAGTTCTTTTTATGCAACAAAGCACCTACGTTGCAAATTTAACTAGAGCATTTCTTGGCGCACAAAGTGATATTGCCAGGGCAACCGGTGCAATGCGAGTTCCCGTTGGTTTAGATAAAAACCTAAATACAAATCAAATGCTTGAACTGCTCGATAGAATGGGCGGGAGTGATAATGCTCTTGAAGCGATGGGAGCGTACCGTCACTTAAATACGTTAGAGCAAAAGGCTAAAATGCCACGAGAAATTTCTAAATGGAAAAAGGGTGGCGATGCTGCTTATGAAGTTTATTTGAGTCTAATTTTAAGTGGCCCTTGGACAGGAATTAAAAACATTGCTGGCATTACGTCACAGTTAATGACTCACAAAATGGAAACTGCATTATCTGGATCACCCCTAGAAGCTAATGCTGGGACATTTGGTATATTAGCCAACACTTTTCATATTGCTCAATCGGCTGGTCGTGCTTTTTTAACAAGAGAAGAATTGTATGGATCTAATAAGTTTGAGAGTGGACAAGGAGCCCGTATTTTTAAAGATGCTTTTTCTGCTGAAGCTTTAGGCGTTACAGGCAATATAAAAGGGCGGTTATTAAATCATACTGCGTCTCTTATAACTCTGGGGCATTTTGGTGGTCGGCAATTAGCAATGGGAGATGTTGGCGGTAAAGTAGCAGCACGTTTACAGTATTTATATGAGCGAGCCTGGCGAGATGGAAAGTCAGCTGGTAAAGAAGGCGAAGAGCTTTCAGAGTTTATTGCTGACATGGTTCACAATCCTACTGATGAGGTTGAACAAGCAGCAAGAGCACATGCTAGAGATATTACCTTAACAGGGGAAATGTCAGGAGCACAAAAAAAATGGCAAGAAGCATTACGTGGTGACGTTATGCGATGGGCTGTGCCGTTCTTTCGCATTGCAGCAAACTCACTTTCCTGGGTGGGAGAACGAAACGCTCTCACCGGTTATGCTAAATCACATTTCAATTTACCTATGGCTTCAAAAAATGCTGATGATATAGCAGCTGGTGGCGCACGAAGAGCAAGAGCACATGCGCGAATCTGGATGGGAACAAGCATAGCTACAACTTTAGGTGTTTTACATGAGCTAGAATTATGTACCGGTGGAATTTCAAATAATCAACAAGTTCGAGCAAACTATAAATTAGATGGGATTGAACCATACAGCTGTAAGGTTGGAGATACTTGGGTCAGTTATGAAGGACTTGAGCCGTTATCTACTTTAATTGGGTTCACATTAAATTCAATTGAGGTTGCAAATCGTGAACGTAAATTAGGTAAAAATAATTTAGAAATTACAGCTGAAGTTATATCCCAACTTGGATACGCATTATCAAATAAATCTTTTATGAAATCTTTAGGTGCAATTATAAAAGCCGTGGGTGATCCATCAACATATGGGCCAAATTGGTTGAAATCATATTTAAGAGCAATGGTTCCATCAATGGTCAAAGATTGGGAAAATATTATTGATCCAGCCCAGCGAGCTAAAGTTGATTTAATTGATGTTGTAAGAGAAAGAACGCCTTTTTTGTCGAGCCAACTTGCAAAGGAATATGACGTATTTGGAAATGTAAAAGTTTCTTCACGCTTTTTATCAGATGCAAAAAAAGAACCTTTAGCAAAAGAATTGCAAAGGCTTGGAATTGCTCTTGAGCCAGCTGGTGATGATTACGTTGAACCGCAATCTCAAAGACAATCAATACAAGGTGATCCACTGACAAAGGGAATTAGATTGCCAATCAAAGTTCGATTGTTGCCAAGAGAGCGCGATTATTTACATGAGAACGCTGGAAAATTATTTAAGGAATCATTGAAAGAATTATTCAATGAAGACGAGAATTATAAAGTTGTAAAAAAGTTTTCTAAAAAATACGCAGAAACAGAAATAGCGCGAAGATTTAAAGAGGAAGCATTTGCACGATTAAAACGAGCAGTAAATAAGTTATGGCGAAATAGCCAGGAAGAAGCGATGGAGATGCTTCGGGAAAGTGAGAAGTTTGGGGATGCATTAGAAGAAAGAATTGAAAAAGCAGAAGATGAGCAAGAAGTAAATCAAGAACAATTTGATGAGGAATTAGACCGATGACCGTTAGCAGCACCACGATCCGAAATGCCTATTCTGGCAACGGAAGCACAACAGCATTTAGTTATGGATTCAAGATATTCGCGTCAACTGAATTGAAGGTATACATACGTGTAACCGCAACTGGTGCAGAAACTTTAAAGAGTGAAGGAACGGGAAGCACAAATTATGCTGTGTCTGGAGTAGGGGCTGCATCAGGAGGTACAGTAACTTTTGTGACGGCTCCAGCTTCGGGAGAATCGGTCATTTTTCTTAGAGATACTGCAAACTTGCAAGAGACAGATTATTTACCAGCTGATCCATTTCCAGCAGCTGCACACGAAGATGCCCTGGATAAACTAACTCACCAGGTACAAGAAATCCAAGACGAACTTGATCGAAGTTTGAAGACAAGTAAAACGCTAACGGACTTAACTTCACCAGAGATCACCGACGATGCATCAACTCGTTCAAGCAAAATTCTTGGGTTCTCTTCAGACGGTGCAAGCCTGGCGTTGGTCACTTCACTTGCGCTGCCAACATCTTTAAGCAGCGCAGCTGGTAAAATGCTTCGCGTTAATAGTGGAGAGACTGATTACGAGTTTCAAACACCAGCGCAAGTTTTTGTAAATTTGCTATCAACTGAGGGCAATGGCCTAATTGCTCATGCTGGATCTGGCGCAGCTGAACCTCGAACTATAACCGGTACATCAAATCAGATCACACTAGCAAATGGCGATGGGGTCTCCGGTAATCCAACCATTTCGATTCCTGACGCAATAACCTTTAGCGGTAAAACTGTAACCGGTGGCACCTTTTCAGCAATGGCATCTGGAACCACGCTTGCCAGCATGGGATCAGCTGCCCTATCGGTTGCTTCAAAGGGTTATGTCGATTCTGCTTTAGCTGGTATACGAACTCGCTTGACGGTTCGAGCAGCCACAACCGCTAACATCACGATTGCAACTGCCCTCAACAACGGTGACACCCTTGATGGTGTG